GCTGATGTCCGTAAACTCCAAAAGAATGTTAACAGACAAGTCAGAGAATCATCTAAAAAGAACAAGAAACGAAAACACACTGGTGACTCCAAAAGACCTCCAAGTGGATTTGCTAAGCCAACTCTTATCTCAGACTCACTCTGCCAATTCCTTGGTGTAGAATCTGGTTCTATGATGGCCCGAACTGAAGTTACCAAACATCTTACTAAGTACATCAAGGCGCACGAACTACAAGACCAAGCCAATCGACGAATTATTAACTGCGACTCCGCTCTCGCGGGTCTTCTCAATGTCAAGCCCTCTGATGAAGTTACCTACTTTAACCTTCAAAGATACATGAAACCACACTTCCCACAATCCGCGAAGAACCTTGCTGCCGCAGCAGCGGCGGCTGAGGCTGTAGCATCGGGTGCTACTATAGGTGCTTAATTTAGTTTTATAATAATTATTTTTTACCATTTTTTCAAAACCAAATTAATTTTTATAATTGTTATTAATTATAAAAATTGATTTTAATATATCTATAATGAATTGTTGAAAAATGATGACACGCACTACATTACAAAAGTTCTCTTTGATAAATCCTCCTTCCTTTGCTTTACAAAGGGAAAAGGAAGTTCAGAAGAAATATAATATTGTTATGAAGGATAAGGAAAGAATGAATAATTTTTTAGAAGGTGTAAAGAGAGAATTGGAAACTGAAAAATTTTATTTAACGGAAAATAATTTTCCATATCTCACAGAAAAAGGAATTAAGCATTTAGTATGTTGGTATAAGGATTGTGATCCTTGTATGATTCAGAAAGAATTGCAAACTAAATTCGACGTTATTACATGTTGGAAGAACAAACCGGCGAATTGTAGTATATTAGAGATTAATCACATTCATGTATTTATATCTATAAATTAATTGTTTCAATAATTTTATCAAGAATATGGTTTGGTAATTGGATACATGCAGAACATACGTATCCTTTACGTCCATTATATATCCTACATTTTTTAATATTTGCGGATATTGATTTTGTTATTTTTTTAAGATAGAAAATGGTGCTATCGAATTCTTTTGTCATACCTCTTATTTCTCCGTTATCATCTATACCGAATAAATAAAGAGCCTTTCCATTTCCTTCAATTATTCGGTATAACATTTGAGTAGGTCTTTTTTCAATAAAATGTTGATATCATTTTTAGGATGATTTATCAAATATCTTTTATATTCTTTGTTACCGTCATCCTTTTCAGGAGGTTGTTTGGGTATAATTTTATAGGCATTATAATATAAAACAAAAAATGGTTTAAATAAATATTATAAAATATTTTTTATTTATTAAATGATTGATAGGAAAAAAACTAAAAAAAACATTCATAGTAATATTATGTTACCTAAATCTACAACACAAACTAATAAAAGAAATAGCAAACCTAAAAATGATTTAATAGATTCATTATTAAATAAAAATAATACAAAAGATAGTATGAAAAAAAATATTATTGCTTTTAATAAATCTGCTGGTAATAATAAACAAACAGGTGGAAACGGTAAAATTATTGAAAATTTCCATAAAGCAATAAAATTAACTAATTCAGACGAAATTATTTTAAAAATGTTAGACCTTAAAGAAAAAGATATAGTTAATTTTTACAAAAATATGGAAACAATGATTGGTAAGGACTTATCACTTAAAATACGAAATGATATGTCAAAACAACTTATTACAGGAGCAACAGTTGTAAATAAAAATGGCGTTGCTTTATCATTATGTCCGTTTTGTATGGAATCTAAAAGTAATTGTGTTATATTGTTATGTGGACATTTAATATGTAATAAATGTGCTAAAAACATTAATAGATGTAAATATCCTTGTCCTAAATGTAAAAAACCTATCAAATATATCCAATTTATTAGCGAACAATAAATTATAAAATTGATTTATAAAAAATATATCAATAATATTAAACTAATATGACTAATATGACTAATATGACTAATATGACTAATATGACTAATATGAACAAAAATATTAATTACGATTGTTTACATTGTGCTACTTATTTTACAAATAGAATGGATATTAAAAAAATTTGTGAATTTGTGCATATAAATGAAAATTGTACCAATCCTTATTGTAAAACAATAAAAGAAATTGAAAAAAGGATTGACGAAAAGAAAATTAAAGGAGAAGATACAATGGAATCGGATGATGACGTATTTACCAATGAGGAAAATGTTAATTGGGATAATTGGGATTTAGAACCTAATGTGAAAAGTTTAAAAAGAAAAAGGGAAAAAAGTATTATTGATTTAGCATATTTATTTAAAAATATTTATATAAAAGAAAACAAATCAATTGTAGGTAAAAAGAAAAAAAAACTTAAACAGCAAAAAATTACTTCATATGATATTAATTATTTACTTAACAAACTTGACTTAAAAGTATAAAATAAAATATAAAATATAAAATATAAAATATAAAATATAAATGATTATAAATTTAAGTGAAATTGGTTTTACTTATAATTATACATATGAAGCATTTATTATTACAGATCCTAATAAAATAGTTCAATTTGATTTCCAAGCAGAAAAAAAACAAAAATATTTTTTTATTTTGAAATATAATAGTGCCACTAAACCAGATATTACATTAAAAATTAATAATATTATAAGAACTAATAATTTACTTGAAATAAATACTAAAAGTCATAATAAACTAATATCTTTCAATATTCAATTAGGCCCCTATTTATTAAATGAAGGTAATAATACAATTAAGTTTATATGTAAGGGCGATTTCCCCTTATTATATAATTTGGAAATTGTAGATAAACCTAAGATTTTAAATTCCAGATTTCTAATCAATGATTATTTTAAATTGAGAATGTCGGATTTCATTTTATTAGAAACATATAATACTTACGGAGGTTTTTATTGGCATATATACAATTATATCCTTTGTAATTTAATCGCAGATAAGTATAATAAAATTCCAATAGTTAATTTTTGTGGTAGTTTATATCTTTCTAATACTGACGAATTAGGACTTATACATAATAATAAAAACTGGTTCTATAATTATTTTCAGGATAATTTAGATATATCAAATAGTACATATAATACAGTAATAAATTATCCAAATAGAGTAAACTTTACTAAATCAATATTAGGTAATTGCTCTACAAAAACAGATGATTATGTTTATTATTTTAATTATGATACTTTCGGAGAATTTAATTTTCTTAGTTTAGAAATGAATTTCAAAGATAAAAGACACTATATCCAACAAAAGGTTAAAATCTTAGATTACCTAACTGAATTAGCAACTAAAATAAAACAAGATATATTCCCACCTACTAAACCAAACCATAAATTCATCGGGATTCATTACAGAGGAACTGATAAAGTTGAAGAAGGGGGAAATGACGAGGAACACCCAATTCACTATTCATATGAATTAATTTATAATATTATTAATGATAAGATTGCTAAATTAAATGATACTAAATTAAATGATATATATATTGTAATATCAACAGACGAGATACCTTTTATATTGTTTATGAAAGAAAAATTTGGTAATAAAGTTATAAATTATAAAAATGCGGATAGGTCTAATATTAATACTTCTGGTTTAAATTATAATTTCCAACAAACGCCAACTAGAGATAAGATTTATGATAAACGAAGACTTATTGGAAATGCGAAGCAAGAATTAATTTTAAAAGAAAAATTAATAGATAATTCAATTCATATGGGGAGCAAACATTTATCTAACTATAAGAAGGGTTTAGATTGTATTATAGATGTTTTAATGCTACAAGACTGTGATATAATATATAAATCGAAGGGGAATTTTAGTAATTTCTGTACATACCTAAATACTAATCCTAATTTAGAGATAATAGATCTCCACGATTATGTTTAATTTTCTTTTTTATGATATAATCTTTCGGCAATTTTTGATATTTCAAATATTTCATATTATTTTTTTTTTTTATAAAACATTTCCTATCTCCGTATAAATAATCATTAAGTATTTTTTTATATTCAGGTCCTTTCATATAATAATTACAAACATACATATACCCTAAAACTAATAAAAACGCAAATATATATGTATACCATTCTAATATTGCTAAATTAGTTTTCTTCATACATTTACAACCTTTTTTTCTCTTTTAATTCTTTGATATACATTATCAAGGTATATATGTAAAATATAGTTATAGGCAAGGAAACAAAGGATAATATTTTTCCAAATAGGGTTTTAATATAGTAAGGATAAATTATGAATGATAATGAAAAGAACATATAAAAAATACTAAAATAAAAGATATAATCTTTATTTTTTGTATTAACACATACACAATCATTATGTTTCCACTGTAATATCATTTTGACTATCACTAAATTAAAAATAAAAAAAAATAAACATTCAATTATAATTGCTAAATTATAATTCATTATTTAATATATATAAATATAATAAGTGTAAATAAATGTAATAAGTGTAATTTATAGATTTTTCTATAATTGAGGATAATCCTCCGCCATTTATTTCCATACCTAGGTGTTTTTCTGATTGTTCACCGGATGTAATAGAAATTGCTGAATTTTCCATTTTATATATAAAATTATTCAATTTTTAATCATAATATCCGCAACAACTTAATGCCTTACCACCTAAAACACATAATATTGTTAAAGCAGATAAAGCAATAATACTCAAATTAACTATAAAAAATATTTCAATATTATTTCCAAGAGTTACTAATCCTCCGCATTTCATTTCACAATTATAATCACATATTGTTTCCTTCCTTATATATCTGTCTATTGCTAAAGTAGTTAATGCTATGGCATTTAAAACATAAATTATATTACTAACCAAATTACTACAACATACATATGATAAGGTAACAACTAAACTAAGAGCAAATAATGATAAAACACCTATATTATATTTTAAATAATCTCCACAATCACTTTTTATAGAATGGGAAAAAGTGTTGATAGTATGAAATCCATATGAAAAAAAAACAACGTTTGTTATTGATAGTAATATAGATGAAATTATAAAACAACTATTAATTTTTACCATTTTAATTATACCATAATAAATATAACTTTAAATATTTATTATCCAAAAATTAATATATTATATTTTATATTTTAGTTAACTAAATTACACTTAGTACATCTATTGGGTCTTTCATTATATGTATAATAATTTGGGTCTTTTACCCAATTATGATTACAATTGTCACGAATAGTTTTCATTATAGTTTTATTTTCTTTTTCCAATTCTTTAACTAAGTTTTTATAAGTTAGTATTCTTCTTTCTATAACCTTGCGTTTTAAAATTAATTCCTTGATTTCTAAATCAGTTAAATTATTTATCATTTATTAGGTTCATATTACTAATATTTTAAATATTATTTCTGTCTAAAAGTTTTATATCTTATACCACTTGAGTCTGTTTTTTTTTTATTCTGTTTTTTTTTACTTTGTTTTTTTTTACTTTGTTTTTTTTACTTTGGTTTTTTTTTACTGTGTTTTTTTTTACTTTGTTTAGTTTTAGTCTGTAATATTTGTGGTAAATAATCAACTCCTCGAGTTATACCTAATCTTCTTCTATTCAAATAATTGATTGGTGTATTATTTTCAAATATGTTATTATTAATAATCGGGAAATTAGTTTTCCCTTGTTTTATAAAATTTTGTCTCTTTTGGGCTCTACCTTTGGAAGTCTTATATTTTCTCGGAAATATAAAATCAAGTGGTTCTTCTACTTGTTCTGTTGGTGAATTATTTGAAGTATTATTAGTATTATGAGTATTACTTAAAGATCTTACTCTTTTAGAAAATTGATTTATTTGAAGAACATTATTATTTTTTTCTTCTGTTATATAAATAAAATGTTTAAGGTCTAAATTTTCGTAATAATCTATTAGTTCATTAATTAATATTTTTATTGATTTATTGTTAGGATAATCTTCTATTTTTATATAAGTATAAAAAAGGGGGTATATTTGCGAATTATTAAATAATTTTTCTGAAAATAATATTACAGGTTTATCTTCGTTTAATGATTCCATTAATGATATAAAACCATAATTATCCTTTTCTTTAAAATATTTTTTGATATCTTTGGTTAATTTGTTAGGTAATAAGTTAATAAAATTAATTGATAAATATATATGGTCATTTGGTATATTATCAATTAAAAAATTAAGGTGTTTATATAAGTGAGGCAACTCTAATTTTCTTATTAAATCACCATATTTTTCATT